ATCGAATTTATCAAGATTTGGTAAATCTGACGTTGAATTACACGCCAAATGTTAAACATATAGTCGATAATCAGAATCTTTATAGCATTACGTGGCGCGGGTTTGGATGGCGTATTTCTGATGTGCGAGAATCTAACGATAGGATGCGGGTTACGCTTTTATGTTATCGCGCTGATCCGGTTACGCCAGTATGAGTCAACAGAATCCATCCACTTACGCCGCGGCAATACAGGCACAGTTGTCGAGCATTGTTACGCCGGTTCCGGTTTATGCTAACTTCAACCGGAATTATGCGACTGAGCCTAAGTTTCTGACATGGCAGTTACGGAATGTGCATCAACCGGTTTATACCGGCGTTAATCAGAACAATAAAGGTATAGATACACCGACCTTTCAAATTAGTGTATTTTCGCAGTCGATGACTGATTGTTATTCTATAAGTAATCAGATATTACAATCACTGCATGGCTATTCTGGTTTGTTTGGTAGTTTGTTTTATATCTCGAAAGCAGATGTGTTTTGGCTTTATAATACATACGACAATGAGCTAGGATTGCAGCAAATTATCCTAGATTGCACTTTATATATTCCAACATAAGACAATATTTGTTAAATCTTTAATGAAGGAATATTTAAATGGCACTCCCAAGTAAAGTATTGCCGGGTTTTAGTGCATCGCTGTATGCACAACCTAGCGCGACTCCTACGGCATTAACTCTTACCCAACTCTCGACGTTGGCTAACGTGAGTGCCATTGCGATTTCCGGTAATCTGCTGAATGTTGAGGCGATCCCTGCTTTTGGTCAGGATGATGCGGTTGCATCGTTTACCGTAGCTGGCTCGCGTCAGTCGGACAAGATTCCTAGCCAGTCTGCGCCGACTTCAATGTCGATTACTTCGGCGTGGAATCCGTCTGATACGGTTTTGCTGCAAGTTCGCGCTGATGCGTATTCTGGTATTACTGAGCGCACGTATGTGATTGCGGCTACGGATGGCACCAATATTATTTACTACGCATTCAATGCTCGGGCCAGCGAATTCAAGATTGATGCGGCCCCCGGTGCGGAAGCAAAAGCGACGTTTACTTTGCATCCGCGTGGCAATATGTATGGCTGGTCTAACAACGCTTAAGGAATAAAATCATGGCGGCACCGAATAAAGTTCTACCTGGTTTTTCGGCATCAATGTGGATGCAAACGGGCGCGACTCCGACTGCTTTTACTACCGCGAATCTTGCGGTGTGGACTGGTCAGGTTGCAACGATCGTAGGCACCGCGGCTAACGGCACTGGCGCTTCTGGCACCCAGTTGAACGTCGAGGCTGTTCCGGCCTTCGGTCAGGATGATGCTGTTGCTTCATTCATGGTGGCTGGTTCGCGTCAATCGGACAAAATCCCGACGCAATCTGCCCCGACTTCGCTGTCGATTACTGCTGCTTGGAATCCCTCGGATGCTGGTTTGTTGCTGATCCGTGGCGATGCCTACAGCGGCATTATTGACCGCACTTTCGTTATCGCGGCGGTTGATGGTGCCACTACCATTGCCTATGCGTTTAATGGCCGTGTGAGCGAGTTTAAAATTGATGCTGCGCCGGGTGCTGAAGCGAAATGCTCTTTCACCATTCATCCGCGTGGTAATCAGTATGGCTGGAGTAACACGTAATGAAAGTTAGCGAGGCGGTAGAAATACTGACTTCCACTTATCAAAGCCTTGATGTTGTAGCGATGGGTTTGTCTGTTGACGCCGCTGAAGTGGATTCCGCTTTGGCGGCGGCAGAGCCTGACTCTGCTGAAGGCGTGGCTTTGAGGGTGCTGGCAAAATACAATCCTTATACAAAACCTACTATAAAATCTAATGTCAAAAATACAGAACAGCAACGATCTACTTGAGTATTTGATAACCCAATCCGGTTCTGGTCAAAAGAACTGGTTTGGGTTTCAACAACAAAAGATAGCCGGAATCAATCTGGCCTATGAAATGGCTAAGAATCACGGCAACGTCATGGAACCTGACGAAGTGACGGATTACGTTGTCAGGTTGAATGATTCAATTTATAAAAAACTGATAAAAGGCGATAACACATGAGCATTTCTGCTGCGTTGAAAATCAACGATTCAATCCGCACAAAAACCTTTGAAATGAACGGTCATACCTTTAAGGTCAAAGTGCCTTTAGGTAGCGAATTGGACGCCATCAACAAACGTGTTATTAGCCCGACGCAAGAGGCTATTGACGCTCGATTTGAAAAGATGAGCGCAAATCTAAAAGACGCGGACATTGAAGGCATTGAACGCAAGGACGACGATATTATCATTGATGGCAACTCCATCAAAAAGACGGTTGTATCGGTCTTGCAAATGGAAACCAAGATTACGGAATACTTTAAACTTCTGATACCGGAAGAAGGTAGTCTTGCTAACATTACGTATGAACAGATTGACGAAGAATTCCCGATTCAGACTCAGTTTGAGTTTCTTGAAAAGATTACCGAGGTAATTCAACCGAATTACAAAGACGCAAGAAAAAACTAACTCGGGGTATCCACGAACAAGCCAGGGCGTATATTTACGCTCATGGTGGATGCCCCGAAAACATACCATCGGATGACATGAGAAATATAGAAATAATGATTAACGATGGTATGCTCGGCAATAAGTCTATCCTTCTCGCCTTGAGTGCGTTGGCTACTGGAAATTTGAATTCCAAGCTACGCAAAGACGCCAGCCCTTACAGAATGAAAGACATTCTGCCGCTGGCGCATGAATACATCATTCCAGAACTTACCGACGAGGAAAAGGCTGAACAGGCCAGCCAATCATTGCTGACGTTTATGGCGATGGCACCTAACGCGCCAGAGATGTTGAATGGATAACATCACTATAAAGACGGAAGGTTTTGCTGAGTTTGAACAGCAATTGCTTGCTTTGTCTCATGGCTATCGCGCCGATCTGGTGGCTAAGAATACGTTAACAGAAGCGGTTAAAGTAGCAATGGAACCTGTTTTGCAGACCGCTATTAGCCTTGCTCACTATGGCAAAAATAATAAAAGCGGTATTCACATGAAAAAAACTTTAAGGCTGGATGCTAGGATTCCAAACCAATCAGATCATAATTCAGCATTTGTTAAAGATACTGATGCCGTGATAGGTGTTGTATCTGTAAAACGATCTGCGGTATCTTTGGCTAATGAATTTGGAACGGCTAAAATGCCAGCGTATCCATTTTTAATGCCTGCGTTAGAAAGAAATTTAACGATTGTATTATCGAAGTTGAAGAATGAATTATCGTGGTCAATACCTGCTTACGCCGCGAAATTGAATCGTAAAAGGAAATAGCAATGGCTGGTCAATATGCTGCTCGGTTGGGAGTAATTCTCGGTCTAGATATGGCCGAATTTTCTGCTGGCATTGATAAAGCTATTCAAGAAAACAAAAAACTTAAAACAGCAATTCAACGCGAAACCAATGCTGCCGCCAAAGAAATTATTGCGCTGAAATATGCTACTGAAGATTATGGTAAGTCACTTACCAAAGTTGACCAGATACAAAGAGACATTAGTGCTGGTGGGCGTTTGGCAAATGCCACCAAAGAAATGAAAGATATGTTGTTGCAACAAGCTGCCGCTTATGATGCGGTTGCTCTTGCAGCAAAGAAAAGTCAAGCGGCGCAAATTGAAGGTCTGACCAAACAACAAAAAATTGGCGTTGGTTATCAGATGACCGACATTGTGACCGGGCTCGCTGGCGGTCAAAATCCTTTTCTTGTATTGATTCAGCAGGGCGGTCAATTAAAGGATTTGTTTGGCGGCGTTGGTAATACGTTTAAAGCGTTGGCAACATACATTACGCCAGTTACCGTTGCGGTTACTGCGCTTGGTGCAGCGATAGGAACACTTGCGTATTCATTTTATTCTGGCTATCAAGAATCAAAAGAATTTAATAACAATATGATTCTCACCGGTAATTATGCCGGTATTACATTAGAAAAATATCAAAAGTTATCCGCTGAAATAGCAAAGTATTCTCAAATTAGCGTTGGTAACGCTAAAGATATTATGACTGCAATGTTGTCATCCGGTAAGTTTACGGAATCAACATTAAATGCAGTTGGCAAATCAATAGGTTTGATTTCCAGATTGTCTGGAGAATCCGCTTCGACCATTGCAAAAGATTTAATTCCTGCTTTTGATGGTAGCGCAAAATCATTGATTGCTTTGGATGATAAATATCATTTTCTTAGCGTTTCACAATTAAGACAAATTGAAATACTAGACCATCAAAAAGATAAGCAAAAAATAATGGAATTGGGCGCAAATGCGCTTAATCAAAGTTTGAACGACCAAGTAAATGAATTAGGTTTCCTTGAAAAGAAATGGAACGCACTTAAGGATATTTTTGAATCATTCAAGAGTATTGGTTTTAGTAGTGTAGAAAAAGATTTGGAACGCCTGAAAAAAGATTTGGCTCAAGCCACTGAAGGCACTCCATTCTATGAACAAACGCTGGCTGAAATACAAAAGATTGAAAAAAAGATAGAAGATAATCAAAAGAAAGGCGCGATTAATCGGGAAAACCAATTAAAGAAAGATTTGTTTGAAGCTGCTGGCGGCTATAAAAAACAAAATGATTTGCGTTATGAATTGGAAAAAGAAATAACGGAGTTGGTTCATCAAACCAAAATGAATGGTTTGAATGAATTGGGAAGAATAGAGGAAGAAGCTAATAAAAAAATAGCAGATGCAAAGCGTAAACAAAACAAAGCAAATTATGATGAAAATTATCAATTTGCATTACAAAATAAACAAATATATGAAGTAACTGAAGCGGCTATTCTTGCGGAGAAAGCACAAAAACAAGAAGAATTGCAGGCTCAAGAAAGAAAAATGTTTTATGACAAGATGAGCAATGATCTTTTTACTATAGAGGTTGAAGAAAAGAAAGCTGAATTATATAAAGCAAATGCAAATGCTACTGAAGAAGATGTGCAAAAAGCAATTACTATGCTTCAGTTGCAAAAACAAATAAGAGAAGTTTATGCTTCACGTAAACTATCAGCGCAAGAAAAAGATGCTTTAGTTGCTGAATTTGAATTGATGGAAAAGCGCAAAGAATCTATTGCTGGCGCTAATAAAATGTTTGAAATGCAGCGTAATAATCAACGCTCAATTCAAGAACAATTAACCAATACTGAAAACTCATTAAAACTTGAGCGTGAAAAATTAAACATCTACGAAAAAGATTTGTTAATTAGTGAAGCGGATTACAACATTGCTGTTCAGCGTTTGCAGACTGAGCAGGAAATAGAAAAAATCCGTGTAAAAGTAGCGCAAGGGAAAATCAGTGGTGAACAAGGCGCTGAAGATATTGCTCGTTTGCAAAGAATACAAACTGAGCGAGAAAGTATTGATAGTTTGGCTATGCGCCTGAAGATGCTGCGCGATGTGAATCAAGTCGTATTTAAAGACATGGAAGATGCTATAGCCAATTTTGTTAAGAATGGCAAGTTTTCATTTAAAGACCTTGCTCATTCAATGATTACGGATTTAATAGCCATCTATGCAAAGGCTCAGTTTCTTCAAATATTTAATTCTGGAAAAGGTTTTTTAAGCGGTTTGTTTGGTGGCGGTGGTGGCAGTGCGCCTGCTCTAGTCGGCGATTTCCCTGCATCAATCCCGATGGCGGCTAACGGTGGCGATATTAACGGCCCGACGATTGTTGGCGAGCAAGGGCCGGAATTATTCATTCCCAAAGGCGCAGGAACGATCATTCCCAACAATCAAATGGCGAGTGCTATGGGTGGGCCTCAAGTGGTCTACAATGGCCCTTATATCGCGTCTATGCAAGCCATAGATACCCAGTCAGCCACGCAGTTCCTTGCGCGTAACAAGCTGGCGGTATATTCCGCGAATCAATCAGCATCACGCTCTTTGCCGACGAGTAGATAATGAGCCTTAATAATATCCTAGCAATATCCGAATCTGTCGGTATAAACGACCAGAGATTCATAGGCCAGGTTCTAAGCCGAAACCAGCGGATCAATACGAGCGAACAGCTTACGGTGGTTCCATTTGCGTTTACTATGAAGCCTATGAATTACCTGCTTTACTCTCAAAACCGTTCTTTGTTGAGTAGCTTGCGGGTGCCGGATAAGGCTCTAGAGCAATACCTTAACTTTTCAACGACCGGCTGGAGTAACTATATCGCTTATCAGGGTGATATGACTTCGACGCAGATTTCTGCTTGCGCGTGGCAGACTTCATCGGCAAATAATGTTCTGGTATTGGGTTCTCTGCCTTCAATTTCGAGTTCTGCTTATATTGTTAAAACCGGCGATTTTTGTCAGGTCGGACGGTATGCTTACATTGCCACTTCAGACGTTCAGAGGGGCAGCGGATCAACGGTTAATATCCCGGTGCATCGGACTTTGCTTACACCTTTGACCAGCACTGTCAGTGCAGTAATAGGGCAATACGGAACGACTGTTGCTTTGGGCGGCAGTTCTTACGTTGGCACCACATTTTGCGTTATTCTCCGCAGTTATCCGACCTATACTCTAGTGCCGATGACGAATGATTCTTTCATTCAATGGAGTGGTGATTTCGTAGCTTTTGAATCTGTTATTTAAGGATATAGAAAATGGCTTTTAATATATTCGCCACTGCGACGAGTGATATACCGTTAGCGAACCTGGACGCCAACTTCACGATGATTGGCTCATCGGCGGCAGCATCGACTCTTTACCCGACTGCCACGACTTCGATTACTTACGGCACGACGGGAACTACGCATTATTTTTCGGGAACGCTGAGTGCGACGGGGGCAGTAACTCTCTCAGGCGGCACCGCTAACGGCGTGGCCTATCTTGACGGTAGCAAAGTCCTGACCACTGGGTCTGCGCTGACGTTTGATGGGACGAATTTAGGGTTGGGCACTGCAAGTCCCGGTGTTAAGTTTGATATTGTTTCTGCTAACAACACTTCACTTGCTTCCGTCTTGCGTGTTAACAGCAATAACGTGGCTGTAAACACAAGCCTTGCATATGACGGGCTTATTGGTTCAGGTCAATTGACGGTTCAAGCTGGTGCGGCTTCTGCTTTGATTTTTGGAGCAAGTGCTGCCGAACAAATGCGCCTGACCAGCACAGGGCTGGGGATTGGGACGAGTTCGCCGGGCGGAAAACTTGCGGTTACTAGCCCAGCAGCCACTGCTGCTGCAGGGGTTTTCCGTTCTGGCACTACCGACAGTGTTTATCTTACGCTTGGGCGCAACGCATACGAGGCTGGTATTGGCGTCACAGGGGCAACGACGTTGTTGACGGGCGCATCCGCAGGTGACTTGAATATTTACACCAACGTAGCAACGGGAAGCATATGTCTGGGGGCGGGTAATACAGGAAAAATCCAAGCCACCCTCGACTCCTCCGGCAACCTCGGTCTGGGGGTTACGCCGAGTGCGTGGAGTGGTGGCATAAAAGCAATAGAGTGTGGGTTTGCCGGAAATGCGTTTGCGTTCAATACAGGCAACACTCAGGTTGGAATAACAAGCAATGCGAAATATATAACTGGCTGGAAATACGCTAACTCCAGCGTTGCGGCTACATTTTATGAACAATTTTCAGGTGTCCACACTTGGTATAACGCCCCCTCCGGCACCGCAGGAAACGCAATCACGTTCACCCAAGCAATGACCCTCGACTCCTCCGGCAACTTGCTGGTGGGAACGACGAGTTACTCACCATCAAATACTGGAATTGGACTAAAACCAAACGCAACAAGCTGGTTTACGGCAAGTGGAGATTATCCGCTCGCTGTAAATAGACTTACTAGTGACGGTATAGTGCTTGATATAAACCGCAGCACTGTTCGTGTTGGAAGCATATCTGTAACCACTACTGCCACGGCGTACAACACCTCCTCCGACTATCGTCTAAAAGAAAACATCCAGCCGATGACTGGTGCGCTGGCTAAGGTCGCTGCACTCAAGCCCTGCACCTACAAGTGGAAAGCAGACGGATTTGACGGTGAAGGCTTCATTGCCCATGAACTTGCTGAAGTTGCGCCTCAGTGTGTAACAGGCGAGAAAGACGCAGTGGATTCTGATGGAAACCCACAATACCAAGGCATCGATACCAGCTTCTTGGTGGCTACCCTGACAGCGGCCATTCAAGAACTCAAAGCAGAATTTGACGCCTACAAATCAACGCATCCTTAAGGAATAACATGGAAACTCAATTTGTCTGCACTGGAGGCCAAATGATTAAAATTGATGGAAAGACAGTTGATACAACCAAGTTTAAAACATGGGGCGAATTAACCAAAATCCATTCAAACGCGTTTATTGAGCAACGCAAAGACGGCGTGATTACGCTAGTCGAACGTGTCCAAAACTACGCAACTAAAGATCAGCCGATTAAAGGAAGCTAACATGGAAACTCAATTTGTCTGGTCTGTAACAGCTATGGACTGCTACACAAAAGCAGACGGGTATAGCGATGTTGTTTTTATCGTCCACTGGACATGCACAGGATCATTTGCCGATAACACGGCAAGCGTTTACTC